AACCATGCCCGACTGACGTACTTGATGACCTGCCAATGCAGGCCACCAACCACAGCATCTGGAGCCGGCCTAATCCAGTCTTCAATAACGTCAATTACCTCAACCTTGCCAGTTGTGTAATGCGATGGGTGGTTGACTGAATCGCTCATCCTTTAGAAGCCTGAACGGACTGATCACCTTGATACCGCCCCGTCATGGAGTAATCCTTTGAGGGCAGCATTGTCATCCGGTGGAACACAATCTGCGCGATCCGCATTCCAGGCCACAAAGCAACCGGATGCATGGTCCGCGCATTCTGCAGTTCCAGCGTTAATCTCCCGCTATAACCAGGATCAATGTATCCAGCAAGCAAATGCTCGATACCTTCCCTAGCGCGGCTGGATTTGAGCGCCAGCTGCCCAGCAATACAGTCGGGCAGCTTGAACTCCTCCAGCGTTTCAGCGAGAACGAACTCATGCGGCTGGAGCATGAACGGCTGTTCCTTCGTGTGCCCAGCAATGGAGTAGGGCACCAGCTGGGGCGTTGATGGCAACTCCACAAGCAGATTCTCACCGAGTCTCACATCGAGACTCGCTGGATTCACCAAATCCTTATCAAAGGGAGTGACAAGCTCCCTTCGTGCCAGCGTGAAGATGTCAATATCCGCCAGGATCACGCCTTGACCTCAGCAGCAGTGTCCTGCTGGATCGAGATGTGCTTCCAGGTTTTACCCCACTTAATGCAGTTGATCGTGGTGGGGTGAACGCCAAACTCCTTAGCGATTTTGCCCACCGACTTCCCACCAGCTGCCAGCTGGCGCTTGATCTCCAGCACCTTGCTGTCATTCAGCACCGCCACCCCACGCTTACCCTTGCGGCTGGACTTACTGGTCTTAACTTGAGACTGGAGCTTGTCAGCTGCAGCAATCTTCTTAGCTGCAGGCAGAGCGATGGTCTGCTTGGGGCTAGTCAGATCCAGTGAAACGTGCTGGCACGTATCAAGAGCAAAACGAGCAGCATCAAGTGCCTTGTTGATCTGATCAAACTGGGCTTCAGAAAGGATGTACATGTTCATCGGTTGGAACGTGTGCAGTGTAGTAGGAGAGAGCTGTGTTGTGTCAACTAGTTCTGGTCCAGTTCAAGCTTGATAGCTGCCTGGAAATAGCCGGCAACCTTCAAGCGGCGATAGACAGAACCGCCTTCCTCGCTTTGCTTGTTTTCGACGCCGGCGTAATCCCGCCGCGCTTCCTCCAGCGATGCCAGCGTTTCAATGTTGAGCATGTTCAACTCGGAATCAGAAAGCTCAGAAAGCTTGTCCAAGTAAACGGTGCGCCCGTTCAAAAGGTACGAACGGTAAAAAGGCACCATTGAAGCTTCAGTCATGCAAAAAAATTCGGGTCCTGTTGACGTAACCGGGTGAGATCCGTGAGTCTCAATTTGAGAATCTCATGGATGGCCAACTTAGCCAGGCTGGTGGAACTGATCGTGTCGCTGGTGGCGAACACGTAAATCATGTGGCGGTAAAGCTGGGTCAGAGTTTTAATCCTGACCCAGTGAGTGTCTCCCGGAATAGGTTCTAGCCCAACTTCCCAGTCGTCGTAGTCGTCGGCGTTGCGTAATTCCCGGGATTCAGTCGTACCAATCAGACGTGTCGACTGGAGCCCAGTCATCGACGCGCTCGGTGAGCATGGCCCTGAGTTCTGCATCGGTGGCTGGAATCAAGTCTTCATCTGAAAAGTAGAGGGTGCCTCGGCACAAGGCAGGCCCCCATTCGGGCGGGTCAAGTTGCGTTTGCGAATAGACCAAAACAGCGTCATCAACAACGGCATCGACAACGAGATGGTCGCCTTCAAATCGCAGCTCCTCAATGTCCAGTACCTTCACTTGACCTCCTGAGCAGTTTCGCTGGTTTCATAGCGAGCCATCCACATGTCCCAGCTCATGCTCAAGAACTGTTCCAGATCCTGAAGCTGCTGGAGCTGGTGGATGTCGTAGACGGGATTCAAACCTCGGGCTTCCATTTCGACGATCTTCTGCTGGAGCGTGATTACACCCCAGTTGACGGCGAACATCCATGGACTGAGCTTGGTGTTTTCGACTTTGGTGTGCAAGGTGTCCATTTGTAATTCAGTAGTAAGTGCGCCCGGCAAGCCGGACGTGCTCTTAGTGTTGCACACGAACAGCCCAACCGCAAGGCCGGGCTGTCGCATTTCGTTACAACCGCGTGAGGTAGACGGTGACTAGCAGCATCCCAAGCATCCAGGTGAGCCCAAACACGATCACTGGCGGGATCACGTTGGCACCCCTAACTCTTCCGGCTCGTACTGAGTCAGCACGCAAACGTCGGCGCCTTGTTTGAGGGCAGTCCCAACCACGTAGTGGAACTGGGCCTGGGCATCCTCAGACTCCTCGATCTTGTACTCCTCCACCTCGTAGGCCATGCCTTTGCGATACCAGGAAACCCGGATCACAGCCATCAGCTCAAACGGGATGTCGCCAACGGTGTAACCCAGGACAGGTTTCCTGGGGCGCTTCGGCTGGGGCGGTTCAGGCTTGGCCACGGGATCCCTCCAAAAAGCCCACGCGACAACTCGCATGAGCCCTAGGAAAAAGTTAGGCGGGTTGAACTGGCCCATCAGTCCCACATCCGCGCAGCTTCCTGCATGAGCTGTGAAAGCTCCTCTGAAGTGCGTGTATCCCTTGGGGAGTCTTCAAAAAGCTGTCCTTTTTCACCAAATCCCTTGGTACGACTGGGAAACAAATCGGGACACGGGGTAGGGCTGTCCTCTTTTGCTGCAGTGCCCTGATCAAAAGAGGACACGCCTAGGGGCTGTCCTTTTTTACTTCCCAGTCCCAGACTGGGTTTTCCTAATTCAGGACACATATTCACACACATATCACGCGAGAGAATTGCTTGGTACAAGTTGGAAGGTCTGGCACCTGTGGAGGTTTGCCCGACCACCTCAACCAGACCTCTCGAAGCAAGCCTCTGGAGCGCCTTGCCGATAGCGGCCACACTTCCACCGCACAAAGCATCCGCAGCCAGGTCAGAGCGGCTCATAGAGCGCGGATACGCAGCCCTAAGGCGCTGGAGCACCCGATCCACGATTGATGCCGGGCTGGCGCTGTCGGTATCGACCTCCACGTAGTCCGCAAGGGAGAAGGTCAGATCGTTTTCAAGCTTCATCAGCAGCTTGGAACCATCCCTACCGGCCCTGGATTTTTCAACAGTGATCAGGCGAGCGTTGTAGCCGGTCTGTTCGACCTGCTTCTTATCGGGCCGCCGCAAGCCCCATACCTCATCCACAGCGTCCCTAATGGCTGTGCTGCCACGGAAGCCACCAGTTTTGTTGGCGTGGTGGATCAGCAGGATTGTGCAGGCGGGGAATGTGCGGCCGTTGTTGTTTGCCAGCCAATAGATCGGGCTCGCAAACTCTTTCTTGTTTTCGTCAAACGCCGAACCCCTACTGCATCCAGTGATCGAGTCGATGATCACGAGCTTTGGCTGGTGCTTCTCAATCAACTTGACGAAGCGGTAGTACCAGTTCAGATCCCAGCCCATCACCACGGTCACGGGATCAGAGGGCTGGAACTCAAGATCGCGCAACTGCTGCTGGACCTGAACCTCGCTCTGATCACCGTTGAGGATCAGCACAGGTCCAGCTTCAACTGGAACAAGATCACCCCGAACGGAGAACGGAATCCCGCGAGCAACGTGCTTAGCGATGGTCCAAGCAGACATGGACTTTCCATCACCACCAGCGCCGTGGATCATCACGGTGCCTGGGCAAGGCAGCAGATCAGGGATCAGGTACTCAAACTTCAGATCCTTTTCAAGCAGCCTGCTCATAGCCATCTCATCGTCTTGCTGCTCGAACTGCATCTGAGCGATCAGAAGCCGTTCCAGCGCCCCAGCGTCACGGTATCCAGCCTCCAGCGCCAGCACATTCATGGCGTGGGCAGCCTCGGCCGGGTTTTGAATCTGCTGGATCTCTTTGGCGCGTCGGATCACCTCGGCATAGGTGATGACGACTTGCCGAATCCGCGTGACGTTATCGGCCTCAACCTCAGCGACAACCTTGCGCAGATCCTCCGAAAGCCAGAGACGGCCCGGCATCTGCTGATCGGCCATCCAAAAGAGGGTGCCGAGGCTTACTGGTCCTTTACGAAAGGACTTCCAGACTTCCTCACAAGGATTGCCGTCTGCCCAATCCTGAAAAAATTCGGGGTCTTCCGCAGACCACGCCGACCAAAGCGTCAAACCAAGGTCAGTCGGCGACTCCGAGTGGATCGCCATCCCCACCTTGACCCAGTGATCCCGGCTGCCATTGCCCTGCCCAGGAATGACCCGCAGCGCGGACTGGATGATCTCAGCAACCTCAGCTGGATCCCGATCCGAGAAATCCAGCGCCTTGCGGTTCTTAATGAAGCCGACATCCTGCACATCTTTCCCACTGGCATCCCGCATCTCAGCGAGCAACCATTCAGGCGCCTCAGGAATCGCATCCAGATCACCTTCAAAGCCGTACTGACCAGCTGGAGCCTTCCCATCACTGGAGCCCGGATACGCCCCGTAGAGGACGCCCTGACGGCCCCAGAGGACTTCGTAACCGGCTCCGGTATCCGACAGGCCAAAACCCTTTACAACGCCCCACAGAGCCTCTGGGACGCGAAAGAGATACTTTGCGGCGTTTTGTTTCGTCGAGGTAATGACTGGAGCACCTTCCAGCGACTCACCCCACTTCTTTTTGAGCCGGCTGAGATTGCGATCCACATCAAGGATCACCAAGCCACCACTACGAGCACCTGTAAAGGCACCCACCGCTTGGAACACTTCAGGCTTGCGCTCGATCTGTAGCGCCACATCCGAAGGCGTCATCACCAGGTGATGACTGCGCTCCAACGGTGTTTTGCCCTTACTGATTTTGCCGGACTGGATCGCCTGCCCTTTGGCATAAATCGGCGCATAAGCGATCCCAGCAGGCAGCTGGCGCACAAACGCCAGCAATTCCTGCGTATTACCTTGCGACATGTTAGAGTCTCACACGAGAATGTTCACTACGCCTTACAGCCTTCTGGCCGTAGGGCGTTTTTTCATGGTAGCCAGCTCGTCAAGATGGTGTTACTGTATTACTCGTTGCCTTCGGGCGACCATTCAAAAGCACCAACACAATGGGATTCCTTTCCAAAACCGCATCCGCAACAGTCAGCTCTAATGGCACAGGCGGCGGCTACCTCAGCCTCAGCAAGCTTCCCGACGGCGGCAGCGTGCGATTCGCCTTACTCACTGACGAACCTCTGGAGTTCTACGAATCCTGGGGCCAGTCCAACGGAGCCAGCAAGCCTTTCCGCTTCGACTTCGAACCCACCTATGAGGACGTGGTTGCCGAGATGGGCGACTTCGAGCCCCGCGAAGGCCGCGGCGGCCCCGGCACCGCAGACGTGAAATTTGCCATCGCCTGCCCGGTTTACAACTACGAATCCGGCAAAGTCCAGGTCCTGCAGATCACCCAAAAATCGATCCTCAAGGAAATCGACCAGATCTCCCAGATGGAGGACTACGAAAACCTGCTGGAGTGGGACTTCACGATCGGCAAAAAGGGCTCGGGCCTGCTGACTGAGTACACCGTGCGCCCTGTGCCCCGCAAAAAGGGCAGCCAAGAGCACATCGACGCCGCCTGGCTGGAAGCCAAATCTGAAGGCTTCGACATCACCCGCCTACTCACCGGAGGCAACCCCTTCAAAGCAGCGTGATGGGACGCCGCAAAAAGCCGGACTGGAAACCAGCGACGGAGTTCACATTGGTGAAACTTCCGGCCAACGGTCCAAAGCCAGGCCAGTCCTACGAAAGCTGGGCAGCCGGTAAACGGCTATCTGATGCGAAGTGGGAAAAACTAAAAGCAAGCAACATCAACAAACTGCTTTGAGATTTTCAAGGCCCCACCATTGCGTGGGGCTTTTTTAGTGGTATTATCAGATTGGGAAAAAATAACTAAATGGCCTCCAACACACAAGACACGCTGGCAGGTCTACGTAAATGGAGACTGGAACAAGACAACTCAGGCCCCTTCCGGGTCTACCGAGACATCAACGGCAATATCTACCATAGTGTTACACACATCCTAAAGGAAACAAGCGACAAAACCGGACTGGAACGCTGGGAAGCCCGCCTGGGACCTACAGAAGCCACTCAACAGCGCAATGTTGCCGCCACGAGAGGCAACATGGCCCATTCACAGGCTGAATACCTACTCAAAACTTCAATGCAGCTGGCACGATCCACTGCAAACAAGCGCAACTCCATTCGCTGGGACGAACAGGGACTGGCGCGTATCCCTGCCCCAATCACACAGTGGGCCCTCAAACGGGTAAGGCCAAATGTCCCCCGAGTTGGCTGGAGCGCCTCAGGTTACGCCCGCAGCTTGTCTGACTGGATCGCCGAGAACGTCACCGAAATTTTCGCGTCTGAATTTTCCATTCACCACCCAGCCGGCTTCGCTGGCACCTGTGATGCCTTAATTGGTCTCAAAAATAATGAGCTGGTACTAGCCGACTGGAAGACCAGCGTGGGCCGCAAAACCAAGACCGACGATGAAGGTCTGGAGCGCCTACCGCCCGGCCATTCATACATCGACCAGTGTGGCGCCTACAGCCTCGGCCTGAAGCACCTAACCGGCCTTAAACCGACTGGAGCAGCCATCGTGTTGGCACGCCGCTGCGGCTCCCCCAACATTCACTACATGTCGGCCGCCGAAGTAAAAGACGCTGAAGATTCATTCATGAAGCGCGTGGAGCAATACTTCGACGCGCTACAAGCCGCCATTCAGGCTTAACAATAAATTCCATTCATTAACACACTAAGCCGCCAAAGGCCATTCATGCTTGGCACGTGAACGCCTTGGGCCGCTGAGGGGTTGGCGGCCTTTTTTCTCGGGCGTCTCAGGTGGTGTCTCATGAGTCTCGCCGCTACTGCACTGATCTTGGCTGGAGCACTGCTAGCCATCCGGGCGCTTTGCTTGGTACTACCTGACGTGGAACCTGACGGGACTGTGAGGGAGTCTTGTCTAAGGCACAAAAATAGGGACTAGGTAAAAGTGCCTAGTCCCCGTAGAGGTCAGCTGGAACGCTCAGACCTTGGCGGGCTTGCGTGATGCCTGGCGCTTGCCCTTATTGCTGCGCGCGGCGTTTTTGTTTTCCACAAGTTGAACTTGTGGATTTTGTGGAAAACCTCCAGCGGCCAGAACGGCCTCAGCGGTCAGAGTCTGCTGGCTGACCTTGGCGCGTTGCAGCACTTCCTCGAATGCTGCAGCTTGGCGTAGCTGCTGCTGGCGCTTGTGCAGGTTGGGCAGTGTCTCCAGGTTCCAGCGGCTGGAGCCCTGGTTCGATGCTTCGGCGCGATTCTCGCTCAGCCAAGCCAGAACGGAATCGTCGCATGGGTGGTTCTGTGCCATCCAGAGCTTGTCGGCCCATTCGATTTTGAGGCGCCTAGCAGCTTCGCGGATTTGCTCGCGGCTTTCTTTGCGCTGGCGCTGTGTGACCCACTCGCCGTTTGCCATTGGTGCTCCTGCCTTGGTGAGGCTTGAAGGAATACCCTCTAACAATAGCACAGCGGGCAAGGCCGCTAAACCGCATTTCAAAGTGTAACAGTGCTAAGCCGTACGCTTCCTTGCCGCCGTAGGCTGCTGGGGCAATCAAGGGAAACCACCCCATGGCACGCATCACACGCACACACCTTGAAGAGCTGGCACGAGCACTGTCCCAGCTTCACGGCGCGGATATCTGGATCCAGCACAGCTCCCTTGGCTATGCCATCCAGCAGACCGTAGACGGAGGCACTGGAGCATGGCAGCACGCCGGCTGTCTCACGGCCTCCGAGGCCAAGCACTGGCTCGCTGGAGCGCTATCCATTCACTCGATCACCCGCCGCGCTGCTGATCCTGCGGCCTATTGACCATTCACGCGAGGAGCCATTCACGCGAGACTACCCGGCCTTTCTGCCGGGTTTTCTTGTGTGCGACTAAGATTGAACCAAACGACCGGAGATTGTAACAGTGAGCGAACAGCCGGAAGCTATCAACGAAGCGCCGGAAGTTGCGCTGGAAGTGGAGGAAAAGAAGCCGCGTCCGTATGGTACGCGAAACCCAAATGCATACATTGAACAACGCCAGCAGCGTTTGTATCGGCGTCAGTTGGATGGCTTAACAACTCGCCAGCTGGTATTAGATCACGCAGATCGTGAGGGCATCTCTGTAGCGACCGCTTGGCGTGACTGGGAAGCTGTGAACAAGTGGAACAGCGAAGACTGGGCAAGAGATAGAGAAAACATGCTCGCAAGATTACAAACAATGCGTGC